CGCCCAGACATGCAGCGCACAACCACGGCGCGCTGATTGGCCTCGCCTGCAGCAGCGCCAGACAAGCCGCCGCTGATTGCCCCTGCCGCAGCCCAGCGGCCATGCCCGCCGCCGCCCAGCACGGCCGACAGCAGGCCAATGACGATGGCCCCACCGACTGCTCCGGCTGCTGCACCGTCGCCAGCGCCTGCGGCGCGCTGGGCGTACTGCTGGCACTCTGCCAGGTCGGCCTCGTACACGCCGATGCGCTGGCCGGTGTCAACCATGGGGCGATAGTTCGCGCCACCTGGTGCAGTGGCGCAGCCGGCAAGCAGAGCTGCTGCGAGCGCGGCTGCTACAGCTTTGGTGCTGTTGCTCATGCCGCACCTCCCACCACATTCAGAATCGACGCGGGTGTGAAGCGGGCAATAGACAGCAGCTTTGCTCGAGCTTGCTTGGCCGTCATCTGGCCCTTGCTGAATGCGATGCAGCGCTCGTCGCTCATTGCCACCACAGCCGCGCGGGCTTGCTGGCGGGCCTCATGCAGTGCCTTTGCCTCTGCCTTGGCATTGCGGGCCTTCTGCGCCTTGTAGGCGTCAATCTGGGCATCAATGCAGCCGCGCTTGGCTAGCGGCAGATTGAGCATTCCGTGGTCAATCATTGCTGTCTCTCCTTGTTGCCGCCCGGTGTGGGTGGCGATGGGTGAATTATGCGCTAACGCATGGGATAGTCAAGCGAAAGCGCACTGTGCTGATGCGCAAACGCATGATTTATTGCAACAGAACGTAACAACAGGCCGCAGATGGCTGGGGCGCTTGCGCATGGCGATGCGTTAGCGCATAATGGCGTCATGAGCCAAGTTCAAGACGCCTTAGCAGTGCTGCGGCAAACCATGTCGCAAGCAGAGATTGCCGAAGCCATCGGCGTGAACCAGTCGCGCATCTCGCGCTGGGAAGCGGGCGATGTTGCCAGCGGAGCAGAGGCCGCAGCAAAGCTGATTGCTCTTGCAGACAAAAAGACCGCTGACGCATCGCCCGGACTCGCCGCCACATCCAAGGAGGCGGCGTAAATGATTCTCCTCCGCCATGCCAAGCGAATCGCCCATGACTTCGGGCGCGGCATGGCTTCGCCCGGCTTGTACAGCGGGTTTTTTCTATTCGGTGTGTAGTCACCAAAAAGCGAAAACCCGCTGCGCAAACAGCGGGCTTTCTAACCAAAACTAGCCATTGAAAGGGAATGACTGTGGCTGATCGAATTCTAGACTATGAGGACTACGTGCGGCGCAAGCTGGCACTGGTCATTCGTGAGGGCTTGTCAGCCAAGCCCAAGGAGTGCGGACTGTTCGACCATCAGCGCGTGCTGGTGGAATGGGCGCTGCGCCGTGGCTCGGCTGCCATCTTTGCCGATACCGGGCTTGGCAAGAGCCGGATGCAACTGGCCTGGGCCGATACCGTGCACCGGGAGACTGGCGGCGACGTGCTGATTCTGGCGCCGCTGGCCGTGGCCGCGCAGACCGTGGCAGAGGGCGCTGAAATTGGCGTCCAGGTCACGCACTGCCGAGAGCTTGATGATGTTCGCCCCGGCGTCAACATCATCAACTATGACCGCCTGCACAAGCTGGATTGCGGCCGGTTTGTCGGCGTGGTGTTGGACGAATCGAGCGTCATCAAGCATCACAACGCAAAGACGTTCCAGAGCCTGACAGACGCCTTCCGCACCACGCCATACAAGCTGTGCGCGACGGCTACACCAGCGCCGAACGACTGGACGGAGCTTGGCACACATGCCGAGTTCCTGGGCATTTGCAGCCGCGCGGAAATGCTGGCTGAGTATTTCTGCCATGACGGCGGCGAGACGCAGGTGTGGCGACTGAAGGGCCACGCGCGTCATCTGTTCTGGCAGTGGGTGGCGACCTGGGGCGCAATGATTCGCAAGCCATCGGACTTGGGCTTTGATGATGGCCGCTACAACCTGCCGCCGCTTCACGTTCACCAGCACACGGTTGAGTCGTGCATGGAAACGGCCAATGAGGCCGGGTTTCTTTTCCCGATGGAGGCAGGCGACCTGTCAGCGCGCCGTGATGCCCGCCGTCAGTCGATTGATGGCCGTGTAGAGGCTGCTGCTGCTCTGGTGAACAGCAACGACCGCCCATGGATTGTCTGGTGCGACTTGAATGCAGAGGGCGATGCGCTGCGTAAGGCGATTCCTGGTGCTGTGGAGATTCGCGGCTCTGACGATGCTGACGTGAAAGAGCAGCGGCTGATTGACTTTGCCGCTGGAAACATTCGCGTCCTGATTACCAAGCCGTCTATCGCAGGCTGGGGCTTGAACTGGCAGCACTGCCGTGATGTTGCTTTTGTCGGTGTCACGGACAGCTACGAAGCCTATTACCAGGCCGTCCGTCGCTGCTGGCGCTTTGGGCAAACCAAGCCCGTAAATGTGCACGTCATTGCATCGGAGTCTGAGGGCAGTGTCGTTGCCAATATCCGTCGCAAGGAGGCTATTGCCGACGCGATGGCAAAGGAGCTGAGCGCCGAAACGAACGAGGCAGTTCGCTCGGAAGTGCTGGGGGCTCAGCGATCCACCAATACCTACAACAACTCCCGCGCGATGGCTGTCCCTGCGTGGCTTCAGACGGAGGCGGCATGAAAGTCATCAATCAGGCGTCTGGTAAGAATTGGACTGTTTTTCATGGCGACTGCGTGGAAGTGATTCGCGGCCTGCCCGAGCGCAGCGTGGATTACTCAATCTTCAGCCCGCCGTTTTCCAGCCTCTATACCTACAGCAACAGCCCGCGCGACATGGGCAACTGCCGCACGGATGCGGAGTTCTTCGAGCACTTTGGTTTCCTGGTGGCCGAGCTGGCGCGCGTGATGAAGCCGGGTCACAACGTCAGCTTCCACTGCATGATGCTGCCGACCAGCAAAGAGCGCGACGGCTACATCGGCCTGAAGGATTTCAGGGGCGAGTTGATCCGAGCCTTCCAGGCGCACGGGTTTATCTACGCCAGTGAAGTCACCATTTGGAAAGATCCGGTCACAGCGATGCAGCGCACCAAGGCGCTGGGCCTGTTGCACAAGACCGTCCGCACCAACGCGACGATGTGTCGCCAGGGCATCGCTGACTATTTGGTGACAGTCCGCGCACCGGGCGATGTACAGGACCGGGTAGCTCACGGCGAGGAAATACCCGTCAGTGAGTGGCAAAAGCTCGCCAGCCCTGTTTGGGATGACATCAACCCCAACGACACCCTGCAATACGCCAGCGCCCGCGAACACGACGACGAACGTCATATCTGCCCGCTACAGCTTGAGGTAATCCGCAGGGGCATCCGCCTGTGGACAAAACCCGGCGACGTGGTGCTTTCGCCGTTTACAGGCATCGGCAGCGAGGGCCATGTGGCCGTGCAGATGGGGCGCAGGTTCGTCGGCGCTGAGCTTAAGGCCAGCTACTACAAGCAGGCGGTTGCGAACCTCAAGAACGCCATCAAACAAGGCGACTTGCTGGATGCCGCATGAAAAAGACCATAGACACCATCACGGCCCGCCAGCGCTCGCGCCACTACGTCAACGGCCGCGTTGAATTTGATCTGCCTGGGCGCATCACCAATGCCAGTCAGCGGGAGACATACAAGCCCGCACCGGAATGGCAGCGCAATGACGGGCACAAGCACATCAAGAGCCGGGGGATTGGATGAACGACCGCGAAATGGAGCTGGAAGACCTGATCACGTCGCGCAGTGGTGACGTTCTCAGGCTGAAAGCCAAGGCTGACGCAGCCATGCCAGAGATGGCGAAGGTGTGGCGCGATGAATCACGGCGTGCAGCCGCTGATGTGGCCCGACTGGTTGCACTGCGCACGCCTGAGGTTGTTGCGCAGATGGAGCGGGAGCGCGGGCTGTCATGAGGCAAACGCTGCTCTTTCTGTGGCGATGCGTCAAGTTGCGCTCGATTGCACGTGCGCGGTGGGTTGATGAATACGAGCGGCATGTGCCGTGGCACGAACAAGAGGTTTCCGAACATGGCAAACGAGTGGCTAAGGCTATGGCACGACATGCCGAACGATCCGAAGTGGCGAACGATAGCCCGCATCAGCGGCCAGCCGCTGGCGCTGGTGCAGGCCGTGTTTCTGCATCTAATGGTTGATGCGTCACGCAATGTCACGCGCGGTCACGTCAGTGTCACGCACGAAGATTTAGCAAGCGCGCTTGATGTGACACATACGGAAATCGAAGCGATTTTCGATGCGATGCAGGGCCGCGTGATCGATGGTGATGTGCTTACCGGGTGGGATCGCCGACAGCCGAAGCGCGAAGATTTGGGCAATCCCGATACCGGCACAAAGAGTGCTGCTGAGAGAAAACGTCAACAACGACAACGAGATAGAGATGTTTTGTCGGATCGTGACGATGCCGACGATTGCGTGACAGATGACACTAATTCGATAAGTCACGCTGAGTCACGCAAAGTCACTACAGATAAAGATAAAGATAAAGATAAAGAAACAACCCCCAAACCCCCTTCGGGTGTTGAGTTGCGGTTCGAGCGGTTCTGGTCTGCGTACCCGAAAAAAGTCGGGAAGGACGCGGCGAGGCGATGGTGGGGAAAACGAAAGCCCGACGATGCGATGCTGGCTGCGATGCTGGCTGCCATCGCGGTGCAGGCCAAGTCGGCGCAATGGGCGAAGGACGGCGGGCAGTACATCCCGCACCCGACCACGTGGCTGAACGAGGGCCGGTGGCAAGACGACGCTGGCGGAAACGCGAAGGCAGAAACCAGCCGTCCGCAGTGGGCGCTGGATGCCGGTTTCCCGACCGTGTGGGAAGCGGAGAACGCGCTTTGCTTCGAGCGCAACGCCCACGAATTCCGTGACGGCAAGCGGATCGGAGTCGCAGCGTGAACGCCGCCGAACTTTCGCAGCGCATGGCGTCCGAGGCCGCGTCAATCGCGCAGTACCTGCTGCCGAAAGGCAAGCGCCAGTCGGGAGAGTGGAAGGCCGGGAGCACTGGCGGCGAGGAAGGCAAGTCTCTGTCGGTGCGGCTGTCTGGTGCCAAGGCGGGTGTGTGGGCTGACTTCGCCAGCGGCGAGGGTGGTGATCTGCTTGACCTGTGGATGGCCGTGCGTGGGTTGTCCATGTCGGCTGCGATGTCCGAGGCGATGCAGTACTTGGGCATCCGCGACACCATGCCGGAAAAGCCCGCACAGCCGTTCAAGCGGCCCGCCAAGCCTTCCGGTCAAGCTGCCAAGGCAGGCGCGATGGAATGGCTGCAAAAGCGCGGCCTGACGCCGGAAACCATCGCCGCGTTCAAGATCGCCGAACAACTGCGCGATGGCAAAACCTACGCGCTGTTTCCGTACCTGCGCGACGGCGAACTGGTGAACGTGAAGTACCGCAACGTCGCAGAAAAGCGCGACATGCGGCAAGAGGGCGGCGCAGAGCCCTGCCTGTTCGGCTGGCACCTGATCGACCCGAAAGCCCGCACCGTAGCAATCTGCGAGGGCGAGATTGACGCAATGACCTTGCATCAAGTCGGTGTTCCGGCGCTGTCGGTCAATGCCGGGGCAGGGAATCACCAATGGATTGAAAACGACTGGTCACGGCTGGATCGGTTCAGCGAAATCCTGATCTTTTTCGACAACGACGAATCGGGCGAAAAAGGAGCCAGGGAGGTGATGCACCGCATCGGAGCCGAGCGGTGCAAGCGCGTGATCCTGCCAGCCAAGGACGCGAACGAGTACCTGCTGTCTGGTGCCGATGGTTCTGATTTTTGGGATTGCATCAAGGCATCTAAACCGCAAGACCCGGAAGAACTGAGGCAGGCCAGCGACTTCATTGATCGCGTCAAGGCCCTGTTCTACCCGGCCCACGGCGACGAACGTGACCCGGTTTTACGGCTGGATCGGGATGTTGAATGGTTCGAGTTCCGCACCGGAGAACTCACGGTCTGGACGGGCTACAACGGCCACGGCAAGAGCTTGATGCTGTCGCAGATCCTGCTGGGCCTGATGCAGCAAGGCGAGCGCGTGGTGGTGTTTTCGGGCGAGATGACGCCTGAGCGCCAGTTGAAGCGGGTCGCCAAGCAGGCCGCCGGCCTTGACCGCCCGACGATTGGCTATCTCGACGCCATCGGACGTTGGTTGCATGACAAGATGTGGCTGTTCAACGTGGTCGGCAGCGCCTCAATTGAGCGCTTGTTGACGGTGTTTCTGTACGCCAGCAAGCGGTACGGAACGCGGCATTTCGTCATTGACAGTTTAATGATGACGGACGTTCCCGAGGATGGCGCGGGAGCAATGACGGCGCAGAAAGAAGCCGTCCGCAAGCTGTGCGACTTCGCCAAGCGTAACAACTGCCATATCCACCTGGTTGCCCACCCGCGCAAAGGCGTTGACGAAAGCAAAGGGCCGGGAAAGTTGGACGTTGCCGGGAGTTCCAAGATCACCGATGGCGCAGACAACGTGTTCACCGTTTGGAGCGCCCGCCGGGATGAGTCAAAGGAAGTCGATCCCGACGAACCAGACGCACGCCTGGAACTGCAAAAGCAGCGCAACGGCGATATGCAGCACTACAGCTTGAAGCTGTGGTTCAACAAATCGGCTCAGCAGTTTTGCACCTACAGCCGCCGCCAGCCGGTGGCTTATGTGGACTACAGCGCAACCAGTGCCGTGGAGGCGTTTTGATGGCCTGGGAAGAAGCCGAATACGAAACCATGCAACGACGCGCAAGCGCTTTCGTGCAATCAGGGGCCGCGCCGCACGAAGCCGGTTATCTGGCGTGGCGAATGCTGATGCGCGACCGGCCTGATTCTGGCGACAACCGCCGCGTGTGCTTTGAGTGCAAACACCTGCGAGACAACGCGCGGTGCCGACCGGACTATCTGCCGCTGCGGTTCGTTTTGCAGCGCTGCGACGGGTTTGAGTTGAAGGGAAAGAAGTGAACACGGAACTGCTGAACAAGATCACCGACCGATGCGAGGAAGTAGGCGACTGCCTTGAGTGGCAAGGCCACATTTCGGCTGGCGGATCGCCGCGCATGTACCACGACGGCAAGATGCAATCGGCTCGAAAGCTGATGCTGCAAGCCCACGGCAAGCCCAGCGAAGTGCCGCCCAAGCACAAGCTGATGACGACGTGCGAGAACCCGCGCTGCGTCCATCCGTCGCATCTTGTCATCGCGCCCATGGCGAAGTTCGTCCGGGTTCGTTTGGTGGCGAACACCAATCACCAGATTCGCGCGGCCAAGATTGCCAAGGCCCGGCGAAAAAGCGCCAAGCTGACCGCCGATGACGTGGCTGCCATTCGCGCCAGCGATGAAGCCGACCACATCCTGGCCGAACGCTATGGGGTGAGCCGTTCCCATGTGAGCGGCATTCAGGCCCGCACCAAGTGGCGCGACCACTCCGTGTCGCCGTGGGCTGGAATGGGTGCGCGATGAACTGCCGCCACAAGGCACGAACGCTGGCGTTTTGCTACATGGGTAGCGGCGAAGCAGGAAAACGCGCCATAGGCCCGAAATTCAAGCCTTCGGCTGAAGAAATGAGGGAGATTGAGCAGTGAAAAAGCAGCGCACGTTTTATACCTACCTGGACGCGCTGTTTGCGTCCCCGGTTGACCCCATGCCCGAAGCAACCCGG